AGATTATAAACAGGATTTAATTGATCAAGTAAATACTTACGGATCAAGATGGGCATGGGGTAAAAGAGAAAAAGAGTGGGTGCGTTTTTTAAGCGCACTTCAATAAAATAAAATTTTATATTTAAAAGGGTAAGTGTAAAGATATATTAACAGGAATATCTTTATATTCAAATAGCTTTTCTGTTTAAAAAAACTAATTAGAACATATAATATATTATAAAATTATGGAAGAAGAAACCAAAACACAAGAAGAAGTTCAAGCTTCTATTACTGCCGCATTTGATTCTGTCAATTTAATCAATGGAATTATTGATGGCTCTCAAATGAATGGCGGATCAGACTCAGAAAAACAAGGTACAGTAGACAGAAATGTCGAGCATCTTGAACTCATGAAAGCTAAAACATGGTTTTCTGATGGTCTAACCGATCAACAGGAAACTGATGTTGATGCAGCTATCGCAGCTGGTAAGGCTTATAGTGCCTAATTATGACTGAGAAGTATTTGGTTTTTCATGTAGAAGGGGGCTTGGGTAAAAACGTAGCTTCAACTGCTGTTGTTACTCATTTAAAAAAGAAATATAACGATAGAAAAATCGTTGTCGTTGCCTCTTATCCAGAGGTATTTTTAAATAACGAAAACATACATAGGGTTTACAAGGTTGGGGCAACGCCTTATTTTTATGATGATTACATTCATAAAAAAGACACTATCGTTTTAAGAAAAGAGCCTTACTACGAGAATAATCATATTATGCGAAAAACGCCTTTGTATGAAACTTGGTTTAATATGTATGATATTCCTTATAATAAAAAGGAAATCAGTCCTTATTTACCAATGAATGGGATGCAAGAACTTTGGTCTCAAGAATGGCGACGTGAAAAACCAATACTTCTTTTACAAACTAATGGTGGTCCTCTGGATGAGAATATGCAACCAAACGCATATGCTTGGACAAGAGATATGCCGCCAGCCATGGCTGAAATAATCGTAAAAGCAGCTGCACAAAAATATCATATTATTAGAGTTTGTCGCCCCAACTCTTATCACTTAGAAGGTGTTGAAAGAGTAGATGCGCCTTTAAATAATTTTCAGTTATTTTCTTTAGTTAGAGCTTCTCAAAAAAGAGCTTTAATTGATTCTTCTTTGCATCATGCTGCAGCTGCATATAAAATTCCTTGCACTGTTTTATGGGTAGGTACACATCCTGAGATGTTTGGTTACGATATACATGATAATATTTGTGCAAGAGAACCGTCAGGAAACGTAAAAAGAGTTGATAGTTATATTTTTGATTATGATTTTCATGGAAACCATCATGAGTTTCCTTATTATTCGAATGATGTTATTTTTAACTCCGAAGAAATATTAAATTCATTAGCTCTTTAAGAAGTGTAAAGATATATATATGATTTCTTATAGCGTACATGATTTAGCTGATGAAATATTCGCAAACGAGTTCGAATATGATAGCGGATACGCGCAGTTTTATTTTATTAGTGGATGGCTAGCTAATAATATTGGCCAATTAAATACAAAAATTTATTCCAGCTTTGAAGTAAGCTCAAGCGACTTTACTCCTACTGGAGATTTCAAACAAGAAGAAAGAGCTATTTATAAACAAATGTATTTGTATGAATTTTATATTAAAAAGACGCGCAAAGTATTACGTGGCGTTGATTCTTCTGTTGATTTTCTGTCTTTGAGAGAAGGTGATACAGTTATAACTCGCACAAATAAAAATGAATTAGCAAAAACTTATAGAGGATTAGCTAATGATGCTAGAGAGGAAATGGAAAGGCTTGTGACCTCTTATAATCTTTATCAAGCCGCCCCAGTTCAGGTGGCTGGAATAGATGGGTCTCCACTTGTGAGTGGTTCTGGTTATTGTTATTGACTTTTTTTAGTTAAAGTTTACAAAAAAAAATCCCAGCCAAAAGGCTGGGATTTTTGCTTTAGTATATATTAATAATTTCTTCTTACACCCGGGCCATAGAAGTTTTTAATTAAACCACTAAGCCCAGATCCATCAGCTGCTAATTTCGGATACTGTTCATCAAGAAAGGGATTTTGGGTAGCTGAATAAGACCCGCTCATAAATAGCCCTCTAACTGTATCATTAGCTCCACCAATTTGAATTGAATAAGTTAAATCAACCGTTTCATTTCCTCCGATGTCTAAGCTATGATTTTCACTAACAAGAATCGCTCCTTTGAACTTATACTTAATAGCTGGAGTATGAGATCCATCATCGTTACATTTATTTAATAGAACAGAGAATTCTCTTTCTGGTTGAGAGCCACAAAGAACATTAAATAAGTTTTTGTTACCATTAAACTCTGTTGCAAAAACGTTTAAATTTATTTCCATGTTTAATGGAACATCAATAACTCGGTTATACCCAAAGAATGCTCCCAATCTACTTAAGGTGGTTCTAGCTAAAGGTAAGCTAAAGCTGAGACTTTGAATATGAGCTGATGTTGATTTATCGCTGGCTAAAGTGATAAATTCATCATCTTCTGCATGGAAGCTATCAGTAGAAACTGTAATATCTCCGGGGCGTAAAGCTGCAATATCATTATATCCAGTTCCAGCGGTAGCGCTTATTAAGCTATCTTGAACAGCATAATATCTATTAAAATCTGCATCAGTAAATGCCACGTTAGGGTCTGCGAGAGTATTGATGCCGGGAGAAATACCACTCATTGCGTCACTATGGCCACTAGTATCACATTTAATATTGAAACCTTCTACTGTAACGTTAGCTGTTGGGAGTTCACCTACAGTTAAATTTAATTCGTAATTTGATACAAATCCATTTCCTATAGAAACCATGCTATCTTCATTACTTAATGTAGCGCCAACAACATCTTCGCCTTCATTAGTTGTGATAATGTAATAATTTTGGCCTTGAGTTTCTTCCAAAAATCCAGAAAGCGCTCCTGCTCCTATTGGCATATCAGTGTCAAAAGGGTGAGCTCCAGTGTTAACTGCTGCATTTGCTGTGTCAGTACCACCGAAAACAAAACCCATCAATCTTTCAGTAAGACCATCTGTAACATAGTAAGAATAATCAAGATTAACTGTAGGAGGTTCATTTGAAATTCTATTGATACGAGCTAATCTGCCCATTTCGTTAACGTCTTGAGCGTTAATTGTAAAGCCGAAGTTTAAATTTTGAACTCTATCTAATTTCACCATTAACCCAGTAGAGTTTTCTATAGCGGTATTAGTTTCTCCTTTATAAGGTGCGCCAGTTTTCTTAACCTCTGCTGCAGTATTGCAACCTGTTAAAGCTATCTGAGCGCCTGTTGCGCTTGGGGCGATAAATAGAGCTTTACTCTGATAAATTATACGATTTCTTGCCATGATTTTTTTAGTTAAATTGTTATTTTTATTTACAGAAAATAAGGCTGTTTGTGAAATTTATAATCTTGGGTATCTTGCCATACTTATTTCAAAATCAATAAAACCTATATGCAATGTTGGATTTAATTCTTTTGATATACTATCTCTCATTTTTGCGGTATCTACTTCGTTAACAAAAACAGTTCCAATTGAGTGATCTTTGGCAGCATTTTTGTAATCATATCCAGTTGAATATAAACCAGTTTTAAGGTTTCTAAATTCAGCTAAAGGGTGTTTTCCCATCGGTATTAATCCAAAAGCTGTTTCTGCGGCATCTGCGCAAGTGTTTAAAATTCCATCTACTTGATATAAACTTTCGCCAAATACAACGCCACGCATTATTACGTTTGTCATATCTTGACCTCCTAATGCAAATGGTTCGTTTTCTATGCTAGAAGAAGAAATGAAAATCGCTGGAGTGACAGCGTCGTAAGGAGGTATGTGAGTTTCTGTGACTGTAAATCTGCTATTTTCAATAAATTTATTCTCTACTATCAAAGATTCTTCCGTCTTATCAGTTATGTAAGTATTGAATTCTTTTACAGTATAAGTTCCTGTTATGTCTAAGCCGGTTGAAACGCCACTGTTAAAAATAACTCTGCCGTTATCAAAATCAAAAATCATTCCGCTTGTACCAGTTGCGGCGAAAGTTCCGTCGATAGTTAATCCAGATGGTATTGTTGCTCCTGATACATTGTTATCGTATACCCATTGTTTGTAAGGGCTTCCATATGTAACTTTGTCTCCCCCTAGTCTAGCGTCATCATAATTATACAATTTAGTTGTATATGTTTTATGAGCTTCTGCTTTTGCAGCCAAAAGATTATCAAACCAAAGAAAAAAGGAGTTATTTAAATTATGTGAAAACGTAGGAATCATAGAATTAGTTTTTCTAACTTTTTAATATCGTCTATGTATGTATTTATTAATGCAGATATATATTTTGTGTTTTTAAATCTTGCGCCTGAAAGAACTTTTTTAGAGGACTGTATGCCGGATCCCGATCTGCTTGAAACTCTTTCTCCTCTTATGTAGTAACCTAAACCAGATAACCCTCTTTCTATGCCTTTTGCCCAGCTTCTGCCTATAGCCCAAGGTAGGGGGGTTATATTGAAAATGTCTTTTGCTGTAGGAAAATCTATTGTATATCTGATTGTGCCTTTCATTGAAAAGGATTCATTTAGTTTTATTTTATTTAATTCACTTCTTATAGGGCTTATAGGGTCGTAACCTTGATTGAATCCTATAAATGAATATAAATTTGTTATACCGTTCAAAGTTCCAGATATATTGTTTGCGCTTATTCCCTGTTCTAATTCTAATGTGACTGGGTGATTATTAAACTGTTCAGTAATTTTTGATTTTATTTTTTCTACTTCTTCTCTTACTTTTTTTCTCACATATATACGATAATCTGCTTCTCTACTTATTGCGGGAAGAATTTGTGCTACATCAGATTTAGTTACTTTAACTTTATTAAACATCAGGTTGTAGGATAATCGTATAGAATTTATTATTAAATAAACCGTGCGGTTTAAAACTAGAATATAAAACAAATCTTTTTCCGTCTACATCAAATCTTTTAGCATCTTTAATCCAAGCATAATCGCTTGCATAAAATTTAATTCTAACGCTGCCTTTTACTTCTTCTATTTTGAATTGCGCTTGAATGTTAGATTCATCCCAATATTCTTTCTTAATATCGTCTTGATATTGAATTCTTACCTTAAAAGTTCTAGAAATTGGTGTATTAATAATTGACTCAGTAGTTCCTCCTCCTGTGTCATATAATGGGTTAAAGTTAGGATCTGTTATAATAACTACTTGTGACGCATCTTTATAAACGGTTATCTCCCTTGCGAACGTTTCATGCACGTCGTCCATAACTGCTTCTAATGCTGTTTTTTCGCTAGATGATATTAAACTTGAGGCCATGACTTTAAAAAATAAAATTTAACATTACTATAATTATATAAAACTATATGTCCAAGAGCATTTACACGTTTACCATCGATAAAGTCGCAAAAGTTTCAGAAAAAAGAACTGAAAAATACACTGACGATTCAGGCGAAGAAAAAGAAAGGACTATTACGGAGGAAGTCGAAAAGACAATTCCCATAGAAATTTTAATTAAAAAGCCAAACAGAAAACAAATCCAAGAAGCTGATATGGTCTACTCTATTGAAATGAGTAGATGTATAAAATTAGGTATCTTAACTAAAAATATGCTTCTCAATAAATACACTGATACAGGTGGTTTAGTGAGTAAGGAAGATAATAAGGTGATAGATAAAGCTAAAACAGATTTGATAGACATGGAAGAAAAGCTAGTTACGCTAGTTGCTGTTCCAAGAGGAGAAAGATCTGAAGAGCTAAGGTCGGAAATTAAAAATTTAGAGCTAGATATAGTTGATCTAAGAAAACGTTTGGTTGAAACTCAAGCTAGTTATTTGGATTTATTCAACAATACCGCAGATTCAAAAGCTCAAAGTAGAGCTGTTATGTGGTATGTTTTAAATATGTCTTTTTATAAAGACACTTCCGAAGGCGATGATTTTAAGCCTTTATTTATTGGAGATACATTTGATGATAAAGAAGAATACTCTTACACTTTAGAAGAGAGTGGAAATTTCATTTATGGTAATGCTTTTGGAAAAATCGCTAGAGTTGTGAGTTTTTGGTATTTTACTGGAACTGAAGATGTTACTTTATTGGAAGCCTCTTTAAAAGGCGAGGAGACAGGAGGGGAAGAAGTCGAAGAGGTAGAAGATGAAGTCGATGAGCCAGTAGAAGATAATGTCGAATGATTTAGATCATAAAAAAACTTTTAGAGATATTTGCAAAGGATTTTCTGTAATAGAATCTTCTGTTGGCAAATTTTTTGTGAAACATATTTCCTATGAAGATCAGACAGATTTGGATGATTTAAGGGAAAACTACTACAACTCTGCAAAAGAAAGAGGCTTACCTACTTTAAAGGAAGCTATAAAGAACTTGCAAGAAGAAAATTCTTGGACCCAGCAAGAAGAGTCTAAATTAAAAACCGAAGAAGATTTTTTAAATAACTTAATTAATGGAAAAAAGAAGTTATATTTAAAATCGCAAATAGATTCTCATAACAAACAAATCGAGAAAACTCAACAAGAAGTCTACAGGTTAAAAAACAAAAGAAGTTCTCTCATAGGAAATACCTGCGAAAATCATTCAGATCAATCTGTTACTGAGGATTTTATAAAAAGAACTTTTTGTAAAGATAGTACTTTGAAAGAATTAGCTTTTTGCGACAGTGAATTTGATGATTTAAATGCTTCCATAATTAGTGAGTTAGTTATTTTATATTCTTCTACAATAACTAAAATATCTGACGATAACATACAGAAAATGGTTTTGTGTGATTTTTTCTCTTATTACATGTCTTTTTGTGAAGATGCTTTTCATTTTTATGGCAAGCCAGTTATTGATTTAACTCATAATCAATTAAAATTAGTGTTATATGCAAGGTATTTTAAAAATATTTTATCGGATTCTGAAAAAATACCAGAAGAGTATAAAAAAGATCCCGAAAAACTAATCGAGTTTGTTTCCGCAAACGAAAATGCTAAAAAATATAAAGAAACAGAAGAGGGCAAAGCGTCTTCTATTGTTGGAGCGACAAAAGAAGATTATGAATATTTAAACATGACTAACAATAACAATGCCAAAGCAGTTAGCATCGGGGAAGAAGCAAAGAAGAAGGGTGGCAATTTATCTATGAAAGATTTAATGAAAATGATGGGTGAGCAATAAAAATAAGTGTAAAATAACTGTATATGCCAGTTCAAATTAATGTCCAAGCCAATCAGACAGCTTTAGCACAAAGCATTGCTCAAGGCGTTTCTCAATATAATTCTCGTTTAGCTGGCAAAAATAAAATAAATTTAAAAATAAACGAGAGACAGTTTAGGCAGCCTTTAGGTAGAATTACAAGCGATCTCAACGATTTTGAATCAGCGATGAAAGCTTCTAACGCCCGTGTTTTAGCTTTTGGCGCTTCTACGGCTGTTTTGGGTGGTGTAGTAAAAGCTTTTAAAGATGTAGCGGATGCTACATTGCAAGTGGAAAAAAACTTAGCAGATATAAATCGTATTTTAAATTTGTCTGTGGGTTCTTTGCAGAAATTTTCTACTCAGTTATTTGACATATCAAGAAATACAGCCACTTCTTTTGATCAAGTTTCCAAAGCCGCTTTGGAATTTTCCCGTCAAGGCTTGTCTTTTAATGAAGTTTTAAATAGAACTGGTGACGCTTTAACCTTGGTGAGGTTAACTGGGATTGATGCTGGAAAAGCGGTTGCAGATTTAACTGCCGCAGTTAATGGTTTTGCTAGGGAAGGGCTTAATACTAGTGAGATTTTAAATAAAGTTGTAGCAGTTGAGCAAAAATTTGCTGTTTCAGCTAGAGATATTACAGAAGCTTTATCTCGCGCAGGTCAGTCAGCGCTTGAAGCTGGAGCAGATTTCAATCAGTTAAATGCTCTAGTTGCAACAGCTCAACAAACAACGGCTAGAGGCGGTTCTGTTATAGGTAACGCATTAAAAACAATTTTTACCCGCTTACAAAGAGGTGAAACTTTAAATCAATTAGAGAATTTTAATATTCAAGTTAGAGATTTACAGGGAAACATTTTACCAGCGGTTCAGATATTACAAAATTTTTCGGCAGCTTATGGTGGGTTAGCTCAAACTCAAAAAGCTTACTTATCAGAGCAGGTTGCTGGTGTTTATCAAGTTAACATTTTAAAAGCTTTAGTTAACGATTTAAATAAAGAATATGGAATTTATAATTCAGCTTTAAGAGTAGCGACTGGGGCGACAAATGAAGCAGATAAAGCTAATGAAAAATTAAATAAGACTTTAAATGCTCTGCTTAGTCAAACTTCCGCTTCCTTAACTCAATTAGGGTCTACTTTAGGTGAATCGACTTTCAAACCTATCGCAAAATCAATCATAGAGCCAATTAATGAAGCTGTTCAGTACATAAATGGTCTTTTGGAGGGGGAAGGTTTGGGTTCTAATTTTGCTAGAGGGTTGTTAGAGGGTATTAAAAATATTTTATCTGGTCCAGCTTTGGTTGGGATTTTTGCTGTTCTAGCTCAAGTAGCAAAAAATACTTTTATAGATTTAACAAGAGCTTTACCGGCTCTTTTAGGTTTATCTAGTGCTTCTCAAAAAAGAGCAACGATAGAAAAATCTATATTAAATATTCTTCAAGGGCAGGGAGATGTTGCTAAAGCGTTAATGGGTCAAGGTAACAGTAGGGCAACTCAAGCAGATACTTTATTAAAATTAGCTAGAAATACCACCTCAGAGTATAGGAGTCAGTTAGCTACAGCAAAAGAATTGGCTGCTATTCTTTCTAGACAAAATGTTAGCGTTGGTGCAAGAGGTTTACAAACTGGTCGTAAATTTAAGTCTGAAGGTTACATTCCCCCGCAAATAGCTCAAGCCGAAATAGGTGGGGCTATGGCTGGAGGTTACATGCCCGGAGCAGTCGTTAAATCTCCTGTGGGTGGCGTAATGAATACCGCCGAAAATGTTAAATATGTTGCAGGATTCAATCAACCGTTTATAAACCCTCCAGCTGGATCAAAAGCTGGCAGAAAACATAGAAGTAGTTCTATGTCTAGAACTGGAGTAGATCCTTATGCGAGTTTTGGATTTATTCCTAATTTTGCTTTGCCGAGGGACTATTATAAGGTAGATGGGTCTTTAAATAATCCAAAAATTACTTCAGCTGTTAATTCTAAAAAAATTAGTGAACAAGACGCTAAAGCGGCAGGTTGGACAACAAGTCGTGACAAAAAAGCTGCAGCTGCTGAAACTGCAAGGTCTTATAATTTAAAAAGAGAAGCTTCGATGCTTGTTCCAGATACAGACTTTTTTGATGCAAGTGCAAAGAAGAAATTTCAAAGTGGCTTTCAGTTAGGTGGTGAAAAATATGATTCTGTTGATTTTTCAATTCATGGATTAAAGAAAGGCGCTAGTAAAAATTTAAAAAATAAAAATTCTACCATAGCAGAAGTTATAGATGATAGTTTGCATACAGCAGGAAAAACGCTTTTAAAATCTTTTGATCCTGCTTTCATTAAAGGAGCTCGAATTTCTAAAGCTGAAATAGAAGGTTTAGTTGATCAGGCTGGCGGTAAAGGGGCAAGAGAATCTTTGAAGGGAGCTTTTTTCGAAGGAATTATTAGAAAGTTAATTTCTTCCAAACAAGCGGGGGAATCATTGAATCCAGAATCTGGAACTTTAGATACAAAAATAACACCAGAGATAAAAGATTTATTTGAAGGTAACATAGCATCTAGTCAAGGTGATTTTAAGGCGAATAAAGGTACTAAGTTAAGAGGTGCTTTCGCCTCTCAGGTTTTAAGAAACTTAGGTGCTAAAATTTTATCTACAGACGACAGTAAATCACAAACAAAACGTAAGGGTAAATTTGGCGGTTTCATTCCAAATTTTGCATATAAAAATGCTGTTATGTCCTTAGAGGAAAACATGTCTGGTAAAAAATCTGTTTTTTCTAATAGTCCTATACCTCATATTAGAAATTCTGGTCAAGGCAGTTTCGCTTCTGCTGTTGCGGATCATGGTGGGTTACAGCAAGCAGTTAAAGATTCATACGCCGCTCAATCTTCTGCTGGGTTAGTTAATTCAGGTTATATTCCTAATTTTGCTCCGATTCCAAAGATAAGTTCTAAAGATGTTTTTGGTAAAAAATTCGCAGATTTAACAAGACAGCAACAGCAAGAATTACAAAAATTAAATAGAGCTCTCAGAACTCTTTCTTCAGAAGTTAATCTAAGCGCAAATGATCAAAAACTTCTTCAAGGAGATGTAAGAACATATGCTAAACAGTTAGAAGCGACTACAGGTTCAACTTTAGTGGTTCAAAAAGCAAATCAATCTGTAGCAATTGCTACAAACAGATTAGCTACAGAAAGAAATGTTGTAGCGACTCAAACATCAGCGTATGTGCCGCCATCGACTTTACCTGCTTCTATGGGATCTTACGTGCCGCCTTCTACTTTAAACCCCGGAGGATTCTCTTCTAAGCCCAGTCTATTAGGGAGAGCTGGGGCTGGAATTAGGGGCGTTGGCCAAAGAATTGGAGGTTTGAGTACAAGATTTCAAAATGCAAGGCAAACAGCTTTTGATGCACAAGCTAAAAGAGGTGGGAGTGGATTAGGTTTAGGTTTAAGTTTTGCAGCGCCTATTCTCGGCGGCATGGCGTCATCTTTTATAGAACGTGGTAGAAGCAGAATTGAAATGAGCGAAGAGGAAAGATTTAATTCTGCAGCAGCTAGCTCCGTTCCAACAGCAGCCGTAACTGGAGCAATGATAGGAAGCTCTATTTTCCCCGGTCTTGGTACAGCGATAGGCGGTGTAGTGGGAGCTTTGGCTGGTCTCGCTTCAGCTGCAAGTGAAGCGGCAACTAATTTAGATGACATTAGAAGTCAAGCTCAAAAAGACAGGGATCAGGAACAGGGAGTAATTGCTAAATTAACTAGTATGGGCGAGATAAATGAAAAATTACAAGGAACTGCAACCAATGCAAAACAACGACGGGAGTTAATTAGTCAGAGGACTGAATTATTTCAAGAATTACCTAAAGGTTCAAGAGAAATTTTAGGTGTAACTGGTGCAAATGATTCAGAAAAATTGAATGAAGAAATAGAAAGACTTAAAAAAGAAACCGCAAAAAATGAATATGTTAGGATAGCTAATGAATTACAAACTTCAAAAAGTTTAGATAAAGAAGGAAAAAGGTTAGCTTATTTGAATTTGGCTAGATACGCTGAAGAAGATGCAACCGTTAAAAAACTTTTAGATAGTTTAATCAAGAACAAAGATGATTCAGAAGCATTAAATGAAATAGTTCAAAGTTCAGACTTTAAGGAATTTCCTGAAGGTTTACAGAAAGCTGTTCTAAAAACTTTAGTTCCTCCAGAAACGGGGGGAGGCTCATATATAAAAAAAGCTTTGGAACTATCGACCGCCAGCCTTCCCGAAATGAGACGATTAGCCATGGAAGAAAAAGCTGGACCTATTGATGTTCGGGGGAATTTGGGGTTACTAGAAGAGCAAGTAAAATTAGTTGAACAAACAGAAGATGCTGCAATTAAAGGGGCTTCAGAGGTGGTGCCCGGAGTTGCAAATATTTTCAACCAAATTCTAGAAAATTTAAGGGATATTAATTTAGGAGTAGACAAAGAGCTAATACAGTTGGATAAAAGTAAAGATCTTAGAGAAATAGGTTTTAAAGCTAATCAGGCGCTAACTCAAGGTATTATAAGTCCAATTGACTCAATTGCACAACAGGGTACTTTCAGGAAAACTGAACTGCAAGCCGATTTTGATAAAACTAGTAAAGAAATAAATAACGATTTCTTAAATGCATTTGTTACCGCTTCTAAAAACAAAATCAAATCAGCAGAAGTAGCTTTAGAATTAAAAGACTTAGTTTCCGAAAAAGCCGGTATAAAAGAATTAGATAAATTTTTTGATAAAATAAAAGATACTGAAAATGTCCTTGTAGACCCCAAGGAGAGAATAGTTTTAGAAAGTTTAGCTAAAGAAGCTGTTAATCGGGAAATTACACGAAAAGCCGCTTTAAAAGCGCAACAGGACGTAATTGATGCAGATATTACTGCTCTATCAAAAAGAGCCGAAGTCACTGAAAAAGAACAAGAAAATTTAAATACTTTATCTAATTTATTGGCTAAACGTGAGATGGCAATTCAGGATCTTCAGTTACAGTCAGCTTTAAATACTTCTGATAGAAATCTTAAACTTCAAAGTCCCGGCGCTTTCAACAGAATGACTTTGCAGGAAGAAGATCAATTTAGAAGTAAACTAAGAAGAGACGCTGCGTCAGAGCAAAGAAATATTTTTACACAAACCAACATTGCAGGTAATGTAGATTCAACAGCCCTTGAAGCGAATCTTGACGCTTTAGGGACTGCGGGGATAGGAGCTGGAGCTGTAGTTTCAAATCCTGAATATTTTGTAGAGTTAAAGAAAAACGAAGAAGCTATTGCAAATATAAGCAAAGAAGCTAATAAGGAAAATTTAAGAGCTCTTATAGAAAGACAAGAAGCTATTAGAGATACCGCGAAAGAAATGGGTTTAAGTGGAAAAGCGATAAAAGACCAAGAAGATACAATTAATAGTTTGTTGATGCTTGAAGAGCAGATATTAGGTTTTGAAAAGCAACAAACTAAAGAATTAGAAAATCAAAATACTTTAGCAGATAGACAAAGAGAAGCCAGAACGACTGCAAAAGGAGGGTACGAAAAAGCTATAAAGCAGATAAGAACTGAAGCTGAAACTTTTCCTTCTAGATTTGCCGAAAATACAACTATCGCCTTTAGGGATGGTTTGGTTAACGCAATGGATGCGGCGATTAATAGAACAGATGATTTAGAAAGCGCTTTATTAGGCGTTGCTTCTTCTTTTCTTCAATCAATTCAATCTGCATTAATGGGTCAAGTCGCAAATCAAATTGTTGGCGCGTTACCTATGTCCAAACAGAGGGGTGGTCTTATAAGAGCTCAAAACGGTATGTATATTTCTGGAGGAAGAACCGGAGATAAAAATCCAGCTTTATTAGAAGACGGTGAATATGTTTTAAACAGAGAAGCCGTAAAAGGAATGGGTGGCCCTAAAGCTTTAGATGGTATAAATTACGGAACATTTCCTAGGTTCGCTTCAGGCGGAAGACTCAAAAGTGGAGAAAGAAGATTATCGGAAGATGTAGCATTAGGTTCTATGATGTCAGCCGAAGGTTCTGACGCTTCGGCTAGGGTTAACTTATCTGCAACAAGTGATCAATTATCTGCTTTCGCTCAAGAAAATACAGTTTTTATAAAAGAATACTATCAGCAAAGAAAACAGCTAGACGCGATAAGAAGACAAAAAAGAGCCGAGAAAAAAGCTAAAAAAAGACAAATGATTGCTCAAGCGATTTCAAGTTTTGCTATGGCTGGAGTTTCTGCTGGTATAGGTGCTATAGGTAATGCCGGAAACTCTGCTGGCTCCACTTCGATGGGTAAATTTTTAGAAAGTGGCCCGGGTGGCACTTCCGTTAATCCAAATTCTCAAGCAGGGCTAGGTTTTGATGCTATTAATTCACCGTTTCAATATAATGTAGGTCTTCCGTATAATAAAGGAGGTTACGTGCCTTATGGTAGCAGAATTACAGATTCTGTACCCGCAATGTTAACAGGTGGAGAATATGTTGTAAACAGTAACGCAGTAAGAAAATATGGAGTTGGTGGCTTAAACAGTATTAATTCTGGAATAGCTCGCTTCCAAGACGGAGGAATGGTTTCTGACGGTGGAGCTGGCGGGGGTATGACGGAAACTAATACCAATACAAGCTCAACTAATAATGTTTCAGTTAACATAACTGTTAACGCAAAAGGAGGTAATTCTTCTGAAGAAACAAATACAAATGAAGAAGGAAGCGCACCTCAGACTCAAGCAGAAAAATATGAAGACTTTTCTAAGAAAGTCAAGCAAGTAGTTATGCAAGTTATAAACACAGAACAAAGATCTGGAGGATTGTTAGACTCCACTAAGAAGAAACAACAGTAATGGCAAGCGCATTTACAAATTATAATCAAACAGTTTTTTTAAATGGAGTGAAGTTGCTGGGTGTAAGTTCTGTTAGCGCTTCTTATAATGTTAAAACTAAACCTGTTAATATTCTTGGTCAAGGATGCGTTAATCAAGTTATTTCTGACATTCCAGAATCAAACGTTTCTATAACTAGAGATTTAAATTTTGTAGATATTATTCAGCCTTATACAGGTTTGAATAGAGCTTTAAGGGGGTCAATTCATTACGATAATAGAATACTGGGTTTTGATGAAGGTCATTTGACTTCTTATTCTTATTCAGTTCAGTACGGTCAAACTCCAGTTTCAACTGCAGATATATCTGTTTTTGGTGATATAGGTTATGGTTTGCAAAATGAAACAGCAGAAAATTCTCTAAATGCTAGTGGCCGAAATGTTGAAAGACAAGTGAAAGTACCAAGACCTAGTGATATATCTTTAACTTGTTTAGAGTCAACTAGTAATAGAATTACAAATTTTTCTTTTGACGTTTCTGTTCCTAAGATACCAGTTTATGCAATTAATAATACAATGCCGGTACAAGTAAGCATTGGCTGGCCTATAGTTGTAAATACAAGTTTTACAATGGAAGTGGACGATTTCACTTCAAAAAGAATGTTTAGTTATTTAACAGATTCAGCTTTTGATTCATTTTCTATCAATGTAAAAGGTATAGTATATGATGCGGATTTTTTGACGGAAGTAGACGAAGATGTAACGATGCCAGATGGCACATTTTTAACATTTTTAAGTGATGATACATATCAAGTGAGTCAATTGTGGAGTTTTAACAGCTCTAATACAAGATTAATTTCACAAGATTTTTCTGCTTCAGCAGATGATGTGACTCAAGTTAGGTTGAATTATCAAACTTATATAGGAAGACGTAGAGGAGGAGTTTCTGGTCCTATGTTAAGACCATAAACTAATTTAAATTTTTAACTTTAAAGTGTAATATAATATATGGCCCAACGATTAGACAGCCTAGTGTCAACCTCAAGTATGCAGGGAGGTTATTTAATCCCTGTTAGCGACTTTAATGTCACAGCTTTTAATATAAGTTTTGATGATTTTTCAAGCAATTTAAATAAAGTGCGCTCCACGGGTGCGGCAGACATGACGATAGGGGCTAATAGAGATAACCCTTCAATTACTACAAATGCGACAACTAATAGGGTTGGAGTGGGATCTTATTATACTGGTATAGATCCTATATATGATTTTGAAATAGCTGGAACAATTGACCAAAACAGTTCTATTGGTTTGAGGGGTACTGGGATTGGACAAAGCATAAATTTCGATGATGGCATAGCAAAATACAGCGTTATTAAAGATTATAAAAATGATTTTTATTTAACTGGTAAAGCTGCAACTCATCCTTACTTATATTTTCAGAGTGGTAGTGGGACTTTTATTTCAGATGGCTTCGCTTATCGAGCAACAGGTTTAGATTCAGATATAAATCTACAACTATATGCTACAGAAGCAATGCGTTTTTCTTTCGATGATAATACAAACGCCGCAGATATTGATGTAACTTATAGTGGTTTTGATTCAGATAATGATTTCTATCTTGGTTACGCATCAGGAGCAAACGCAACAAGTGGTTCGTTCTTCGGTTTGAGCGGAGCGGTTTTTGTTTCTAATATAACTGAAAATACAAGAATAGGAAATATTAAAACTTATCCAGATGCAAGATTATTAGTATCAAATACTAATACAAATGGAACTAGTTACAAGACTTTAATACTAGAAGATGAAAATTATGCTAACTTATATTTTAGAAGAGAGGGTTATGCTCAAACAGCTTCTATAACTTACAATGGAGTAAATAGTTTACATTTTGGGAGAAGCAGTGCTACTTCAACTGTGTCAAGCACTGATGGTGTTATTTTAGATTTATCAAATAAAAGATTAGGTGTTGGTGGTGTTACTCCAGTTTATAATATAGACGCAACTGGCAGCAACTCTTCTACACAAAGATTGCAAACATCTTCTGATACTATGATTATGAAGTATCAGTCAAATTATCCCAGTTCCAGTGGTCCTGTGGATACTATGTTTACGACATATTCTTCTGGAGCAGATAATAAATTTATTGTTGGTTATGATTTTCAAAATGAATGGTTGTACTTTCAAACAGGAAATACATCAAATACTTATGTTACTTCGAGAAATACTCATAGATTTTATGATAGTGGAAATTTAGACATTAAAGGGTCTTATACTACTAGTGATAATTATTGCAAAGGTAAGTTTATACAAAATTATCATACAAGATGTGCTTCTTCTGATATATATATTAATCCACTATTTGAAAGCTCTTCAACTTCTGCCAATGCAAGTAGTAGCACAGAAAGTGCATTTGCAATTGCGCCATTTAATGGGAAAATTAAAAAAATAAAAATTTTAACTGCAGACACAGCGTTGTCTGATTTTACTGATGGAGCTAGATTTGAGATCTCTGTTGTGAACCCTTCTTCTGGGGGTGTTGATGAACAGTTAGATTGTTTCTCTAATTCTGCTTCTTCAGCTCCGACTTCATTGCCTAGTAATGGGGTTGTTGCTCAGTTTGCTATTAAGGGAATTTCTTCTGCTGGAACAGTGTACACTTTTGAATCCTTTTCAGGAGTAGCTTCTTTTACTGAAGGTCAATTAATTCAATATAGAGTGTGTAAAGTTGATGGTAGTGCTACAAGTATAAATTCTACGATAATATCTAGTATTGAATCCACGGTGGACTAATAAAACGTTATGGCGATAACTCAATTAGACAATAAGGGAAAGTTTTTAGTTTTTGAAAGTAATGCCGTAAGGTTAAATGATGATATTTTTCCCGCAGAAAGTATTAATGTCAGTTTAAGCCCTTCTATTGATCCTCTTATGGATATAGATGGAAGAGTGACAAATTATGCGCCCAATGGACCTTTAAAAGGTAAAGTTGATTTAACTTTTGATTTAACTGGTAAGTTGCCCACTTATTTTCATGCTACAGGAGTAACCGAAGTGCCGACTTTGGTAAAATTTAATACTTTTGTAATTTATGGTTATTTAGAAAATTTAACTTATGAAGTTTCTGCTTATAGACCTATAAAAGTTAATGCTGGATTCGCTTTTTTTCACGGAATTAAATACTTAGAAACTCAGTTCAAAGATAAAATTCCAGCTTCTTTTGATAGTTCGCTTGAAACTTATAATGGGCTAAGAAGTTATTTGGTCGGAGATGGGGATAACTATTCTTTTATTTCTAGTTTTAATTATTCTTTGACAACAAGAAGAACGCCTTATACTAAAGTTGGATTTGAATCTCCAACTAGGGTTGCTTTAGAAGACGTTAGAATAGAGATAAATGCTCAAGGAAGTAATATAAATAATTATATGACTATTAGAGGCAATAAGACTTATCTTCTAGGCACTCTTAATGAGTTGTACAATTCTGCTAAGACTATTGTTATGCCTTTAGCTGGAAGAGTGGTGGAGCAATCTTTTTCGGCTTCTCAAGGATCTGTGGGACAAGGTTCTTTTAAGGCTATACAATCATTAAGCAATGTCAGAAGAAATGTTTCTATTCCTTTTATAGAAAATGAATTACTATTAACTGCTACACCAGATAGAGTTTTTGAGTTGCCAGATTTTAATTCCGCTTGCCCTCCGGTTATTATAGATAAGCAACCTGTAGATGGTGGAGATCCCGGCAGAGGGTGGACTCCTCCGGGTGGCGATTATGATCCTTGTTGGAGAGATGATACTTGTCCTGACCCGGGATTCGGGGGTGGCGTAGGCGGAGGAAGTCCGGGCGGAGGAGGTGGGAGCGATGGCGCTGGGGGTGGTCCTCCTGCTGGAGAAGAAATTACTCCACCGATTGATGAAAACCTTTATGTGTGGACTAATATATATGTTGTGAATACTGTTTCAGTGTTACAGACTAAGACTACATCGAGTGTGTATACACCTCAAGACATAGTAGATTATTACGGAGGGTTTACAAAAGCTGCACGAATTATGTCTGAAGGTATAAATGTAGCGGCAGGTACGACACATATAATCGCAAACATTGAAAGTTTGAAAACTGGTCTTAATACAAATGTAGGTGCTGCTGGGCTTGCTGGCACATTAGGGGTTTTAAAGGATGCTGCTGGTCTAGGTGTGAAGGACTATACAAGTAATTTAAATGTTTTATTTGATGATTGTTCTGAAAATAACGCTCCTCCTCTTCATCCGTGTGCTGACTATAATTCACAAATAGGAGGCTCAAACAATGATAAATTTTTAGTTCATTATGGTAAGTTTGTTTCTTTCAAAGAAAAATTAGACAATGGGACGTTGACTGATGAATTTGTGACGATAACTCAAGCGACTTTAAATTTCTCTGAAATAGACGAAGCGATAGCGCTCGGAAAATTTGCTGATACTTTAGAAGAAGCACAACAAAATTTAGCTGAATATAGAATTGAAGTTCCATGGGTAGAACTAAGAGATTGCGCATACCGTGATAGTTGTTAAGCATAATTATGAAAGCTATAAATGATTTTAGAATAAAAGTATCTGATATTGCTGTATATGAAACTGGTATAGAATTAAAAAAATACCAGCCTGTGTATTATACTGGCATAAATGGGGGTAATTATACTGCTAATGGGGTTACGGAAAATGTATCAACGGGACCTTTTGAAACAGGTTATTACTATTCTAAATTTGATATCCCTAGTGGAGAGAATTATTTTTATGTTAGGCCCAATAATTCACGGTGGACTCAAGAATGGAATTACACCCCGAGTTATGGATCTAGCGTAAGTTTTCAAAGCAATTTATATTCTATTTATTTTGGAGATAGTTATGTTTATAATGTTTCTAAGAATGAAAATTCTTTGTCCATGCAGGGCCAGCTTGTGTTCAATGGCATAACTGATTTAGAGGCTAAAAGTATTTCTCATTTCTATCAAAACAATCAAACTCAAGAAGAAAACGTTTCTTCAGAGGGGTTGAAAAAAGTTAACTTGACTTTATTTGAGCCTTATAACAAAACAGTTCCATCTTATATCTCTGATATAGATTATCAGTACATATATGCCGATGTTAATACTTTAACAGTAAACGTGCAAGCTCCTTTTATAAGCAATTTAGATTGGAAAGGTAAATTGATAGCTAATACTGTTGAACAAGATTACGACAGCACTAAAAATTATAGTACTCATGATTATATTTTTTCAAAAGCTGGCACGTTAGAAGAAAGGGGGACTTGGTTCATGACTGGGATCGCTGATTTTAAAGCAGGAGGGTCAGGCCCAGCAAGTAGATCACCCATGTGGACAAAAGATTTTTATTTTAGACCAGACATGTCTAATAGCGTTAAGTTGACTACTAGAAATCATAAAAATCAACTTGATAGATTTTATTTAATGCAAAAAGATAATGAAAATCCTAATTTGATGGGTTATCAATTGCAGTTCACGAAAAGAAACGATAAAGAAGCTAAAGCTTTATTGCATTACCTCGAAGAAAGAAACGGTATTGATGCTTTTGAGTTCGAAGGATTACCTAATCTAACTGGTAGGAGAACATTTTTTTGTCCAAGATGGAACCATACTTATAATTATAAAGACAATAATAGTATTTCGGCTACTTTTATAGAAACTCTTTATGGACTAAAAGAATCGGCTAGATTTAATACTTATTTAACTCCTCGAACTCCTGATTACTCTGTTGATTTTGGTTATGTGCCTTCAGGTTTTGCGGTAACAAAAACAAAACATTTGTTTAACAGTGGCAGCACTGATAATTTTTACGAAATGCAACCTATGTTTATACGCGATGAGGTTGACAAGCAATTTGCAGATATATTTGTACTTGATGATTCTGAAATTGATGAAAAAGTAATTTCTACTTTTGATAGTGGAATTTTATCTTATACTTTTTATATAACAGACTCATTTAGCAGTGGGCCTAATAGTTTGGGCGTTACGGGTCCAACTAACTATATAGCTAATCATTCCATAGAGCAATATTCTCCTGAGAATGGAGAAATAGGTCCTAATGTTTTTATTCAATTAACTGGAAGATCTGATACTATTAGTAGCACTAATTTTCCAACAGGCCCTAATTCAGAATGGTTAGGGTTTAATAAATATTGTATATCCAGTCCGTCGTATGATGCAACAAATGATGCTTTAAAAATAACAACTTCTTGGAAGCCTCCTACAACTGGATACTTTTTTGAGAGTTTTGAAATAGATATTTCTGAACAAACTAATTTTTCAACAAAAACAGGTAAGACTGTAGCTGTAGAAAAAGCTGACTCTAATTTATTAGGGGGAGTTATTGATGGAAACTTATACGGAACTTTAAGCGGTTTATCTGATAGATATGAATCTTATTTTGATAATCTAGAGCTTGATAGGGATTATTACATAAGAGTTAGAGGTGTGAATTCAACTTATATTTCTAAGTCTATATATACATATGCAACTGGCGTTTGGGCTCAAGACAGAAACATTCAAAACGATGATATAAAAGATGGTCACACCACTGCTCCAGTGCCTATAAGTTTTGGTAAAATATTTTTATATCTTGGTTTGTATGATCCTTATTACTATAATTTAAATATTTATAACGAAGTAAAACATAGAGGAGTTTACTCAGATAATTTTGAATTTTATAGTGGAGTAGTTTTTAATATATCCCCACAAACATCGATTGGATCTAGTGGTATAGATTCAAAATATTTAGGGTCTATGATTATAACTGGAGACTATAGCCCTATGGGTTCTGGTTTAGAGATAAACATGAGAGGGGTTGGTGTTTATGGCGCTGGTGGAGCTGAAGGTCTAGACGGAAATACTGCTGTTTATGTATGCGCTTCAGGGGATATAAATTTAGTAGTAGATGAATCTACTATAATAGGTGGAGGCGGTGGTGGTGGAAGTAGTTTTTCCCATTTAGATGTAAGTGGTATTCTTGATGACTATAAAGATGATACTACTGAAGCAGATTTTATGAAAAAATTACTACCATCTCCAGAAGGGCTATTGAATGAAGAGTTTTTTAACAATTACAATAAAATATATGGCGGGTTAGGTGCTGGGTTAGCGAAAGATAATTTACAAGGAATAGATGTAAATTCTAAACGAATGGTAGAAGCACCTACTCGCTTAGGTGGTTCTGCTGGTTATAAGATGGCTATTTTAACTTCATTAGAAGAGCAAATGTTTTCTTTGCCGGAAGAAGCTGGAACAGAAACTTTAGATGATCAAACAAACAATGTGCAAGATTAAACAATTTTATTATGCCTTTTTTAGTTAGTTATAATATATTAAGTGAATACGATTTAACGTATGTACCTATACCTGTAGATCCTATACCTGCACCTAGCGCAGACTTAGATGTAAGTCAAGCTTTTTACTTTAAAGGGGGAGATGGTGGATCTCTTGGGAAAAAACCCACAAAAAGAAGATGGGTTAAACAAAGGAAATTAGACTTTTTTACTGATAGTTCAGATACTTTTTCTATGTCCGTGCCCGATAAAGTGTTTGATTACTCTAATACTAAAAATTTAGATAATTATCCTCCAAATTTTGACGATGGAAATGAAATTTTTCAAGTGGTAGACGGTCAATCTAACGCTGGTTTTTCAATCAAATATTTAACTGGTTCGACTAGTTATGGAAGCGGCCCGACTGGCCCGAGTGGTCCCGGAATCGTTACGCCAATGAGCGGTAAATTAAACATAACTTACAGGCCTCAAACAGTAGTAAACATAGATAACGCTTTAGGAAATACAGAAAAAGGTATTTACGGCAGAGAAGGCATAAATTGTAAAGCAGTCAGAAGAATGTCTCCTTATCCTTATTCAGGATTAAGGTTTGGTTGTGATTTTAACTATAACGCTACTACTCAAGATATTAGCATAACTAATATAGCTTATGTTGACGGCACTTCATACTCTCCAGATCCACATTATAAATTTACAGGAATGAATATTTTTTTGAGCGGTAGTGGTTTGAATTTTAATGCTTCTTGTAGGATAGATGATATAAATGGATCGACTATTAATGCCACAGCTACTCATAAAGTTTCTCTTTCTAATTTAAACGGCCCGGGATTAATATACATGGCTGGAAATGGGGCGGAGATAAATTCGGGGCATTTATTGATGCATGATGACAATGTTGGGTTTATTGGAGCTGATAAATACAAAGATGAAAATCTTTATTATTTTCAAATGCCAAGTAATAGTTATTTTAGGTTGCCTATATCAGGGGTGCAAACAAATTTTGATTATAAGGGTTCGTCTCAAAGTGCAGAAACATTTAATAAAACAAGAGCAGCAGCTTGGGATAATTTAATAGTTTTTTATGTTTGTGAAATCGATTATGATGATAAAGATAGAAAATTAGATCCTGAATTAGTGAGTTCTAGTGATGTTTATGAAAATTCATATAGAACTGGAGCTATGGATTCTATGTTTGAATTTTATTACAATAATAAAGATTTTATTTCAAATAGCCCTTACAGAAGCAACGTGCTGTCAACCGATTTTAATGAAACTCATAAATACAACAGAGCTAGATTAGATTTTTCTATATTAACTAGATATTTTATAAAAGATGATGCATCCGCTTTTGAAACTGCAAGTGGGTTTTTTAGAGATTCTAGGGGCAAGACTTTTTCGCTTGATACTTATAGATATTATGATTCCTATGATCCAACTGCATCAGATGAGCATGATTTTAGGGTTATAGAAAAACAAAATAGACTAGAACTGTATAATGACAGTTTTGGGGTAAATGATTTTAGGGTTGGTTTGGACGAAAAGATTCTTACTACAAATATCGGTCAAGGATCAAATATTGCTGGCTCTACTTTAACTAAAGTAGATGATTTTAAAATTCAGAGAGGACTTTATGATGAAGATTATAAATATCTTCCTTATAATAATTATGATAGAGATTACGCTAAAAGTAGAAATAAATTCATGATTATGCATCATGCATATAACGCCCGAACTAACACATATTTTTGGGGTATGAATGGAATTCATAATTCGTCATCTAAATTTGTAACGCCTTCAACTTTTAAATCAGCGGGAACGCAAGCGGCAGGTACTCAGTTTATTTATTTTGGAAACTTTTGTGCTGAAAATGATTATGTAGATGGTGGCCAATTACCTAAGGGCTCTCTTGCAAGAATAAAGTGGGACGAAAACAACAAATACAATAATCAATTATTTGATGCCGTTAAATTAAATGTTTACGATGTTTTAGCTTATATCGATACTGGTGATGGCAGTAATGGAACTATAGAATCTGCGATAGAAATGATTTATCAAAATTTAAAATCAGAGTATTCCAAGAAAACTGTTTTTGGTGGAGCTGTGACTCCTCCAACTGGAGAGTATACTGCATATTTAAATGAAAGTTTATTTCCTTCAGAAATAACTGCATCAGGAATACATTATGATGAAAGTATGTCAAATCAAATTCCGCTTTATGGTCCGGCACAAGCTTTAACGAAAGAATAATTTATGTCAGATATTTCACAAATAAGAGATCTCTTATCTTTAGATCCAGATACTTACATGGAGCTTTTTGAAGTTTACATAGATGCATCTGTTGGTTTTCTTAGATTACATGCAGGTAAAAATTTCAATGCAAATTTAATTTATGAAGGAAATGAATATTTAGCTTGTCCTGTACAATTCGCTGGAGCAGAAACTAATTCTTCAGGCGCTTTGCCTAGGCCTACAATAGTTATAGCAAATATTAACGGTTTAGTTAGTGATTACATTAAAAATAAAAATGACTTAAACAACTGTTACATACGAAGAACGAAGAT